ATATTTATAGATACAAACCCCGATAATCCAGGGCATTTTGTCAAAAAGGATTATATTGATAAAGCAGGGGAACGCTTGGAAAATGGCAAGTTGAACATACTTTCAGAACATTTCAGACTTGATGACAATGAATATCTCATAAATAACAGTCCAGAATACGTTGAAAGTATTAAAAAAACTACTCCGAATGGTGCTACATATGACAGAGATATTTTAGGCTTGTGGGTGGCACAGGAAGGAATAGTTTTCGGAGAGTTTAACGAAAAAGAAAATGTTGTTGAAAGCATTGAAAATATTAACTTTAAAGAGTTCTACTTTGGAATTGACTGGGGGTATGAACACTTTGGAACTCTTGTGGTTATTGGCGTTGATTATAATGAAAATTATTATATTGTTGAAGTAATTGCAAAACAGCATAAATATTTTGAGCCGTACTGGAAGCCGAAAATACTCGAGAAATACATACAATACAGACCTTCGAGGGTATTTTGTGACGGTGCAAGAGTGGAATATGTAAATGGATTAAATGACGCTGGAATATATGCAGAAAATGCAAAAAAGGATGTGAAAGAAGGCATTGACTTGGTCGGAGCAATGTACAAGAGAAATGTTTTAAAAATAGTCAGAAGTGCGTTTAAAGGCAGATTTGAAGATGAAATTTATAGCTATGTATGGGGAAAGAACGATGAGCCGATTAAGCTTAATGATGACGTCATGGATAGTGTAAGATACGTGCTTTATAGTCTGAAAAAGAATGAGGGTGGCATTGCTTATCTCTTTAACGACTAAGGAAAGGGGGAAACTGAATGGATGAAAAACAAAGGAGACGGATAAAGAACTACTATAACAGAACACAATATGATAATGCTAATTTTAATGACAATACACCGAATTTATTCGACGAAACAATAGAGATATTTAATCCTGTTAAAGATATTACAAAAGCCCTTATTTCCGCGGCTATCAAAGACTTACAGACAAAAAAAGAGGAACTTCAAAAAGTTTGGGATTTTAATAAAATGCAGGCGTTCAGCAAAAAGATCTGCAAAGAAATGTATTTGCAGGAAGTCGTATTTGTTGAAGCAATAAGAACTCAAAATGATGAAATAATCTATATTTTGCATGAAATAGATAATATAGAACACATTGAACAGTTTGGGGAGCTGATACAGTTCAAAATTGATGGAGAATACTCATATTTCAACGAAAAAGGCGAAGAACTCACAGTTTCATTTTCTCGTGAATATAAAAAGCTTGAAAATGGAAAAGTGAAAAAAGTTGAAATAATTGATAATCAAGTTTTTGAAGCTCCGTTTATGCTTGACAAGATTCCAGTTGTTAAATTTCGGACTGACTCGAATATCATAGAAGCTTTGAATATTATTGACAAAATTAATGTGATTGAGGCTTATATTCATAATGTTTTAGATATTCACGGAGATCCAATAATCCATGCTGGAAATGTTGGAAAATTTGCGGATATTAACGGAAATGAGCAGGAAAAGAAAAATGCCGAGGCGTTAGAAAATTTCAGGTTTAAGAAAAAAAGGTTTATTTACACAAAACCTGGAGAACAGGCTGCATTTTTTAAATATATAGAGCTTTCAAAGCCTTTGATTTCAGAAATGCAGACAAACATTGAAAGACTTGAAAAAAGATTGTCAAACTTATTCCCGGAGTTTTTGCTCGTAGATACTAAGACTCAAAACGTGTCACAAGAGACTTACAGCATGAAAAATAACGGTCTTAGAACTAAAATTCTTTCATTCAGAACTGACTTTTTAAAAGGACTTGTAGACCTTGACAATTCAGCTTTGGAGCTGATGGGAAGAATGTCAGATGTGACAGAGGATGATTATACATATTTAGATCCGTTTGAAGAAGCGGAAAAGCTTTCAAGATTAACAACAATCGAGAAAATGGCAGATGTTATTGCAAAACTCAAAAACATTGATGAAGAAATGGCACTAAGTGACAAAATAAACGCTTTGACTGCGGAAGTAACGGAAGAATTAGAGGGAATGTATGAATAAAATTGAATTGAAGTGGGACTTTAAAACAGAAGAAAAACTTTTTAGGATATTCAGAAAACTGAATTATTCTAAGCTTAATCGAAAAACTTTAAAAATGCCCTTTGAAGAGATTTTAAAAACTTTTATGAACTTTAGTATCAATTTAGAAAAAAAGTATCATAAAACTAAAAATATTGATGTTAAAAAGCATTTGACATTGGCAACAAGACAGCTAAACGAAATAACGGAATGGCAACAGAAAATGAAAGAATTTGTTGCAGAAAACAAAGATAATACAGACTTAAGAAAAAAACTTAAAAATAACGCAAAATTCAGAGCTAGAAACATGAAAGGCAACTATTACAAAGACTTCTTAAAAGAAATAGTTGCAGAAGATTCTGAATATTTCAGATGGAACACAATGGGGGACGAGCGTGTAAGACCAGAACATCAGGATAGGGATGAAGAAGTTTATAAATATGATGAAGCAGATCTTCTTCCTGGCGAAGACCCTGGTTGTCGTTGCTGGGCTACCGCTTATTTTCCAGATGATTTTGAATAAAAGAAAAGGGAGGAATATATGTATTTAAATTATTTAGGAAGAATTTTAAAAGACAAAGAGCCTGAAGGTGGTGGAACAGGAGGAGAAGGTGGAACGCCTGATTTAACAGTTGAAGAGTTAAAAAATAAAATAGCTGATCTTGAAAATCAGGGAACAGCTAAAGATGGAGAAAACTCTAAATTAAAAAAAGACCTTGAAACATTACAGAAAAAGCTCTCTAAACTTGAAAATGAGGGCAAAACAAAAGAACAGCTGGACAAAGAGGAAAAAGAAAAGGTTGAAAAGGAGCTTCAGGAAAAGACAAATGAAATTAATTTAATGAAACTTGAAATTTCAAAAACTAAACTTGTCGCAGAAAATAAAATAAGTGAACATTTCACGGATCTTATAATACTGAATCCTGAAATGACTGAAAATGATTTAAAAACTGCAGTTGAAACAGTAGCAAAAAAACAGGAAGCATTTAAAAATGATTTGTTAAAAGAGTATTCAATAACAAAAACAGCAGAAGGTGTATTTAAAACAGGAACTGAAAATGATTTTGTTGATAATATGCTTGAAGAAAGAGAAAAAACTGATACTGATTTAACAAAATTTATGAAATAAGGGGGAAATTAAATGAAAAAAAGAGCAGTAATGCACAGGGAACATTTAAATGTTGTAGTTAGAGGAGCAAAAGCCGATTTTGCTAATCAGTTAATAAAAGAAGGTGTAAGTTTATTTTTACCTGCTGGAACACTTTTAAAAAGTAAAAATAGTTATGATTTAAGGGAAAAGAGCGATTTGATGTTGCCAATAGCAGTTACTGAAAAAGCTGATGGAGTTCTAGTCCATGATGTTGAATTTAAAGACTGGGAAATGGAAAAACCTTTGACAGTAGCTATTGAGGGGATAGTTTACTTGGACAAAATAATAGAAGTTGGGAAAGAGTATAAAACACCATTAACAGTTACAAAAGACAGATTACCAGCGGGTGTAACGTACGTTTATAAGAACAGAAAATAACAAAAAAGGGGGAAATTGAGGATATGAAAGGATTAACAGAAATATTTAAGGCTAGTGCTTTGAATAAGTATTATGGAGGAGTAAAAGGTGAAACATTAGCAGAAACAATGTTTCCAATGGCTTATAATAATGACTTTGATTTAAATGTAATAAACGGGATAGGAAACGGTGCGGTTGAAGTTATCCAGTTTTCAAATTTTGATGCTGATATTTTAGCTAGAGATTGGGGTTACAGAACACACACAAAGGAAGGAAAAGAATTTTTTAGGGAGAGGATGGTAATTCCTGAAAAAGAAAGAATGACTTTATTCCAATTCTTAAATTCCAAAGATGAAAGCTTAATTCAGAGTTACACAGCACAATTATATGAAACTTTTGCTGGAAAAAACGGTTTCTTGGCATCAGTCAGAGCATTAGTGACTTATACAGTTTCTCAGTTACTTTCAACTGGAAAAGTTACTTATATAGCTGAAAATGGAGGTGGAAGAACAGCAGACTACAAACTGTCGGCAGACTTAAAAGAAACGTTGACAAGTACGGCTGTATGGAGTGCGGCAACATCTGATCCGTTGGAAGACCTTAACAGATGGAGAGAAAAGCTTGAAAGTAAAGGTAAGAAAGTTGAAATAGCTTTAATGAATAAGAACACGTTCAATAAGCTAAAAAAACATGCAGCGGTAGTTAAATTAGTTACTGATGCAAAATTATCTCCTTCAAAAGCGAATATACTGGACAAAATAGAAGAAATGACAGAATTAAAAGTGCTAATCTGGGATGAAAAAATTTCAGTGAATAAAACTGAAAGAAATGTATTTCCGGATAATGTTGTAACATTAATTCCAAATGGAGTTTTAGGAAAAATGGAATATGGACCAACTCCAACAAAAGTTGACAAGCTTTCAGGACTTGCAAATGGAAGAGATATTATAGATATAAAAGGAACATATGCACCTTTAGAAGTTGCAGCAATAGGAAAACATTCAACAGTAACCAATGTTGAAATAGTTATTGAAGCAATGGTAGCACCAAATCCAACAATAATGGATTCAATGTTTATAGGAACAGTAGGATAGAAAGGGGAAAATAAATGGCAAATGGGAAAAAACAAGCAGAGTTAGAAAACGATACAGCTATAGAGAATAATACAGGGGCAGAGAATACAGCTGCTCCTGCTGAAGAAAATATAAAAGTAATTGTACTTTCACCATTCTTTGATGGCAAAAGGCATGAAATTGGAGAAGTTCTTGAAGTTTCTAAAGAATATTCTGAAGAACTGAAAGAAAAGAATTTAGTGGCTGAAAGGGAAGAATAGAAATGCTTGATCTTGATGAAAGAATAGAAAAAGCTAAAAAAACAGTACCTGAAATAATGGATTATGACATTGAGGTTGTCAGAAATTTATACAAAATAGTCTTTGAAAAACATTCGGAGGAAAAACATGAGTTATTAAGAGTTTATCTTTTAGGTTATCTCTTAACAATGAATGAAGAACTGAATTTTGAAGAGATACAGATTTCAAATGTGGTCTTAAAAGAGGGGGCAGGTAATAACAATCCATATTTCAGAATGTATACAGAATTATTAAAACTGATGGGAGTAGATGAAAATATTCCCACAGTTGGAATAATTTAAGGGGGAAAAAAATGATTTTAAGAAATAATGAAAAAGTGGAAATTTTACTGGTAGATTTTAATCACATTCTTCTTAAAACTGGAGACAATGAACTTGAATTGTCTCCTAGAAGGCTTGAAATAGCTTTGAATGAAATTAAGGATAGAAAACTTAATATTGAAGTAATTGAAGAAGAAACAAGCGAAAAGAGAGGAAATACGAATGCCAGTAAGATTGAAAATAAAGGAAAAGCCACAGAATAAGAAATTTATGGAGTTTTTGGCAATGCCAAAACAGACAATAAAGGTCGGAACAAACATAAATTATGGAGTTAATGGGAATTTTAATGCTTATGGTTTATCAAATGTTTTAGAAAGTGGATCCAGTAGAGGAGTACCAGGATGGCACTATAACGAAAAAGCATTTGAGAAATTTAAGCCAACAGGCGAAAGACTCTTTAAATCTGGCATAAACAACATCATAAAAGGTGGCTGGAATATTGATTCTATGTTGAATCAAATTGGAATAGAAGCTGCTACACAATATAAAAATATGATCGAAGAAATAAAAAGCCCAGGTAACGCACAAGCAACAATTGATAAAAAAGGATTTGACAATCCAATGATTGAAACAGGATTCTTTAAATTTAATATTTCTGCTCAAATAAATGGGGGTAGAAATGTGAGGTAAGAATGGACAAAAAAATATTAAAGGCAATAAAGAAAACCACTAAAGTGATAAAAATGTTTGAACAGGATGCAATATTACTTTCTGAAAACAAAAAACCTAGATTTGATGAAAAAGGTAAACTTATAAAAGCTCCTGATGAAAAGAAAATCAGAATGGCAATAATGACACCAAAAAACAAATATTATCTTGATGAAACAATGAGAGGAAGTGCAATATCTGACACGAAGGAAGGATATTACATCCTGAAAGAAAATGATGACTTTAAAATAACTGAAAATTCTTTGCTAAAGTGCAAAGATACAGTTTATAAGGTTATCAAAATTGAAGAGAACTACGGAATATTTTTAAGAATGGAGTTGAATATTGATGACAAGCGGGATTAAAGATGAACTGATTGAAGATATTCAACGGATCTGCAAAAAGTTTGGAATAGAAATAGCAATTGATGACTATGATAAAGATGAACTGACTGCTGAACAGTATGACAGTTTAAAATTTCCAGTTATTTTTTACAACATTTATCATAAAAATGTTTCCCAGATTGATTTTGAGGGCAACAAATACAGATATGATGAAGGAATGGAAGTAATACTGACTATGGAAAGCAGAGAAGACACAGAGTTGTTTAATATGCTTTATCTATTCCTTACAAATATGGATGCAACAAATGAATACTTTGGGGTTAGAAAATATAAAAGGAAAATAAGGGATGTTTTCAAATTACAGGAAACAACTTCTTATTTTAAAGGAAGAAGGTATTTAAAGAAAGTTCTGCAATTTACATATTATGCAGAACACTTGATAAAAAAAAATTTTAATTAGAGGGATTATAAAAGGGGGAAAAGATGGCAATAGAAATGAATGATGTGAATATGCTTAATGACATTCAGATAAAAGCAGAAAATAACAGAAGATTTTTTTCTGATGTTAGAAGCATATGTTTTTTTACGAAAGATTTTGCAATAGAGCCGACTTTCATAACAAAACCACAAGATGTAATTGATTTAAATGTTGCAGGGCTTGATGAAAATCATGAGTTTTATAAACTCATACAGAGTGCATATAGTCAGCCTTTTACACCAGTTGTAGTTGTTGTTTATGGGAATAATACGGCTGATACATTCACAAAGCTTATGGAAACTTATAAAAAGCATGAAAAAGCATTTGAAGTCACTAACTGGGTTACAAATATGGATGCTAAGGCAAATAAGACATACGTTGAAAGTATAGTAACTTATGCCAAAACTGATAAGGAAATACAAGTAGGAATAGCACTTGACATTGAAAAGCTTACGGTTACAACTGCTTTGGAATATATTAAAAATGCAAATGCTGACAATGTGGCATTCATAGCAGAGGGGAATAAAAACGTAAAGCTTGGTAACTGGTTAACCGGAGCTTTGTTTGGTGGGACAATAGGGACTAAAATTCCTGGAAGTTACATAGTTCATTCGACAGAGATACATGGATTTGTTCAGGAAACTTATTCTCCTACTGAACAAGTTTCTATGAAAAATGCCGGACTAAGTTATCTTAGTAAACCAACACAAGGATATTTTCATGTTGTTGGTGGGTTTAATTCGGACAATAAGAAGTTTACAGAACTGAACATTATAAAAATATGGTTACAGGATAGATTAAAAAAAGATGTTACAGTATTTCAAGTGACTAGTGACAAAATACCAGGCAAGGATTCAGGTAAAAACATGATAAGAGCAATGATAATGGAAGTCTTAAGAATAGCAGCTAATATGGGAATGCTTATGACTGATGATTCTGGAAATGTTTTTGGAACAATAGTTGAAACGGATGAAAATGGTAATAAAGTAAAAATTCAACTTGGAAGTCTTAACATTGAAGGAATAACACAGGAAAGCTTAAGGGAAGGAATATTCAAATTTGATTTGAGAGTAACTTACTTAAACGGGGCAAGACACGTAAAATTAAGAGGAACTGTAACAACAGAGGGAAAATTAATATTTGAATAAAAAAGGGGGATTAAATTAAATGAGTAGACAATATAACGTTAAAAATGTTCATATAGCATTCACGACTCCATTAGGGATATACCAAATTGGGTGTAGACACGAAGATGGATTTGAGGATGATCCTTCAAGTGAATCTTCAAGTGAAACAATAGGTAGCTGCGGGAAAAAAGTCTACAACGTTTTACCTGATGGGTCGGTAGATATTAAGCTTAACTTATTATATGGAAGTTCAGAAAATACCACAATGTGGTTGCTATATGAAGCTTGGAAGGGTGCCAAAAGCGAATTTCCAATGTCAATAGCAGTAACTGATGAAAATGCTAAAGAAAGTTTTTTCTATCCTAATGTTTCATTTAAGAAAAGACCTTCTACTAAATTTTCGAATGAAAGTGGAACGGAAGCAACAACTTGGGAATTAAAAGCTGAAGATAAAAATTATATAAAAATATAGGAGGAAAATAAATGAATCTTGACAACTTAAAAGAAGAAGAAAAAAAAGCAATAGAAATGACAAGAGCAGCTGCAGGAATTGAAACAACTGTTAGGGAAACTGAAGAAGTAGAATTAATAGGGGAAAATCTTGAAGAAAAGAAAGACAGATTAAATGAAGCAGAGCTGGAGAGAATAAAAAAAGTTAAACTCTCTCCAGGCGTTTCTTTTTCAATATGGCTGATTGACTGGAAGGACAGACTTAAAGAAGTTATAGTGACATTTCCTAAAACTTCACAGGCAATGAAATACAATAATCTTACGATGAATCCTAACAATTCAAAAATAGAAATAGGATTTGCAGAAATATTGGAAAATTTCAAAAATGACGGACTTTTAAACAATTTTGATGTTGATGACTTTCCATTATCAGAAGTTTCTGAGTTAGCTGGCTTCTTAATGAGAGTGATTCAAAATCCCAAATTTAAATAATTCTGCTGTCCAATTCTATGGTGGCGGGGTTATTTATACTGAAAAATTTAAGTCCAACATGAGCCATTTTGAACTGATGGCTATAGAGCTTGAAACTTCGGATAATTTTAAGAATTTCAATTCATTTGAATTCTTAAGAGATTTTGACAATGGGAAAATAACAGAAAAGGAACTCGAAAGATTCCTTTATATGCACTATATCAATAAGTTAATGAATAAAGAGAAAATGGAAGAACAGGAAAAAATAAATAAAGCTTTAAAAAAGGGGGGATAGGCTTTGTCAAGTGAGTTGGGGGTTACCTATTCGTTAGAGTTTGTAATAAAAGATAAAAGAGCTTTAGAAGCAATACAGAATATGATGAAAAATGCACAGAAACTTGTTGATACACTTGACAAGGTCAGCCTTGAAAAAGCAAGCAAACAGGCTCAAAGCTTTAAAGCGGATATAAAACAGGCTTCAGATAGTCTTAAAAATTTGAATAAAGAAAAAGCAAAAACTGAAAAAAAAGTAAAGAATCCTGTTAAACCTGTAGAAGAAGGTGCGAAAAAAGCAAATTCAGCAATGAAAATGCTTAATACAACAATTAATGACATTGCAAGAGGAGCCAAGTATAAAATAGGTGCTTTTCTAGCTCAACAGGCTGGACAAGCAATGAAAGATTTCAGCAATATTGACTTTGACATAAGAGCTGCAGCTGCGAAAACTGGTGGATTTGGAAAAGATTATAAAGAATTACTTAAATTGAGTAATAGAGTTGGTGGAGAAACGACATACAGCAATGCTGATGTTGCCAAAGCTATAAACTCGGGGGCAACTTTAGGAATAAAAGCTGATGAAATGAAAAGCATACTCCCTTCAGCTGCTCAATTTGGACAAGCTTTCCACGTTGAAGACTTGGCGTATGTAATTGAAGCTGTGAAAATGCAAATGAATGCTTATGGATTATCTGGAAAGGATGCGATAAAAGTCACAGATATGATGGCTGTAACTTCAAAAAATACCACAGCTGACCTTGAAAGACTAAGAGAAGGATTCAAATATGCAGGAACTTCGGCAAAACAATTAGACATACCACTTGAAACATTGTATGCAATGCTTGGGAAACTGAATGACAATAACATTTTGGGAAGTAGTGCTGGTACAGGATTAAATGAAATGTTTAAGAGTATGGCAAACTTTAAGAAAAGAGGAAAGCTTGAAGAATTAATTGGCCCAGTTACAGATAGCAAAGGGAACTTACAAGATGTGGTTGGAATAATGGAACGTTTAAAAACTGTTACTGACAAAATGGGTAATGCTGATAAAGCTTCCGTTCTTCAGACAATTTTTGGGACGCGTGGTGGAAGGACAGTAGGAGCTTTACTGAATAACAATACTTTGAATCAGTTAAAACAGTTACAGGAGCAGATAAAGAACAGCCAAGGAATGGCTAAATTCTTAAGTGACTTTATGATGAACGGACCAGGTGGAGCAATTGAAAGATTTCTTTCTACTTTAGAAAGTGCCTTTCAGAGTGTATTTTCTTCATTAGCACCATTAATTATTCCAGTAAGTATGGCGTTAGTAGGATTGCTAAATATAATAATTCTTATCAATGAAAAAATGCCTTGGTTAGCACAAATGGTAACAATATTTGGTGCATTAATTGTTGGTAAATTTGTTTTTGGAGCATTAATAGCTAAAGTTATAGCTTTTGTTTCGGCAATAAAAGCTTCAGCATTGGCAATGGGCGGTCTGAAACTTGCAATAATGGGTGGAATTGTCATAGCTTTGGTTATTGCTTTTAATCTCTTACAAAGATGGCTTGACTATCTGTCACAGAATGAAGCGGCAAATAGAGAATGGCAAGGAACATTGAAAGCATTAGGAGACACATTCCAAAGCCTTATAGGATTAATTTCTGAATTTGTATTAGCTTTATTCGGGATGACACAAAAACAGAGAGAAGCTAAAAACGGATTAAAAGATACAAAGAAAAACGGGGAAGATGTTGTTCAGACATTAAAAGATTTAAGGGAAAACATTGAGGCTTTCAGACAAAAAATAGAGGGTGCTAAGAAATGGATTGATGACAATGCAAATTCAATTCAGACTTGGGGTAAAAGACTGGCGATACTTATTGGAATTGTGTATTCACTTACAACCGCAATGGGAATTCTCAATTTAGTTACTTCCCTAAATCCTATAGTATTAGCAATAACGGCAGTTATAACAGCTTTAGGATTGCTATGGATAGGCTTGCAATGGTTTTATAATAACGTTACATGGTTTAGGGATGGAGTAAATGCAGCATGGGATTTTATAAAACAACACTGGATTCTTGTAATTGGAACTTTAATTGGTGTAATGATGTTATTGACTGGACCGATAGGAGCAGTTATAGGGTTTATAGGTTGGTTGATAAGTGC